CAATGCTGTAGAAATGACAGGAGCCACTCCCTTATTTGTAGACATAAATATAAACAATTTACAAATTGATTTATCAAAATGTTATAGTTTATTAAAGGCGGGTCCAAAAGCTATTATGCCTGTACCTCTTTATGGACTTGCTCCTGACATGAACGAAATCAAAAATTTTGCAAAATATAATAATTTGTTGATGATAGAGGACTCTGCTCAAGCCTTGGGGGTGGAATGGAACGGGCGACCTTGTGGCAGTTTCGGGGATGTGGCTTGCTTTTCTTTTTTCGCCGACAAGTCAATAACTACAGGTGAAGGAGGTTTTGTTGCAACAAACAGTGCTAAAATTTATGACAAACTTTTATACCTTAGGAATCAAGGTAGAAAAAACAGAGGGTCTTTTGTTCATCCGGAAATTGGCTATAACTTTAGACTGACCGATTTACAAGCTTCCCTAGGCTTAAGTCAGTTAGAAAAATTTGAAGAAATTAAATCAAAAAAAATAAAAATATTCAAAAGATACTGTGAGCTTTTAGAAAATGTTAAAGAAGTGGAAATCTTGATACCTGAAAAAAAAGTCACATCTTATGTTCCGTTCAGGACTATCCTTATGACCAAAAACAATAAAGCTAAAGAATTAATGGATTACATGTCTCATCTTGGTATAGAAGGTAGAACTACTTTCTTCCCTCTCCATAAACAACCTTGCTACCAAAAACTAGCTCAAAAACAATTTTTTCACCATAATCAAATCGAAATGAAAGAAGCCTTGCAAAATTCTATAGACGCTTACGAAAGAGGTATTTGTTTGCCATCCTACCCCTCTTTGGAAGATGACAAAATACAATATGTTTGTAAAACTATAAAATCTTTTTATAATAGAGAAAGGTAATGGAAAAAATATATTCTAAAATCGATAAGGGCAAACTTTTGCATGCTATTCATCGCTTCGATGACTTCAATGGTCGACAGAACATTTCCCCCGACGAACAGTTCCTTCAATTGGCCACTATACAAAATGAAAAAGGAATAAAATACAAACCCCATATGCACATATGGAAAAACGGGGAAGATAAAATAATAGCTCAAGAATCTTGGATCGTAGCCCAAGGTAAAATAAGGGTATATTACTACGATACAGACAAGACGCTTATTTCCACATCCGACCTTCAACAGGGCGACTGCTCAATAACTTATGAAGGCGGACATACTTACGAAAGTTTGGAGAAAGATACTCTGGTTTACGAGAATAAAATTGGTCCCTACAAAGGACAAGAAAACGATAAAATCCTTATTTAAAATGGAAAAAAAGAAAGCATTTATAACTGGAATAAGCGGGCAAGACGGAAGCTATCTAGCCGAGCTGCTCCTAGAAGAAGGCTACGACGTATTCGGGATAGTAAGAAGGCACTCTTATAGCGAGGGCCAAAATATCAGATTCGCTCATATAAAAAATGAACTAAACATAGAATTTGGCGACTTATTGGACCCGTCGTCACTCTACAAAATGATGAGCCTTATCAGGCCAGACGAAATATATAATCTAGCTGCCCAGAGCCATGTCAGAGTTAGTTACGATGTTCCTCAGTTCACTATACAAACGAATGTAGTTGGGACTCTTAATCTATTAGAGGCTTATCGTAGCGTTTGCCCTAAAGCTAAATTTTACCAAGCGAGTTCATCGGAAATGTTTGGTAATGAAATAGACGAAGATGGCTTTCAAAGGGAAACAACAGCAATGAAACCAGTTAGCCCCTATGGTTGTTCTAAACTCGCTGCATACTGCATTGTTAGAAACTATAGAAACTCATATAATCTTTTCGCTAGCAACGGCATATTATTCAATCATGAAAGCCCCAGAAGGGGAGCAAGTTTCGTCACAGCTAAAATAGCTAGAGGTGCGGCGACAATTTCCAAAGGACTTCAAGACAAACTCCTTTTAGGCAACCTTGACGCTTATCGAGATTGGGGGCACTCGAAAGATTATGTTAAAGCGATGCATTTAATTACGCAGCATCATGAACCGGACGAGTTTGTTATATCCTCCATGCAAACTCATTCCGTTAGAGATTTCTGTGAAGCTGCTTTTAATAAAGTCGGATTAGATTATTCAAAACATGTTGAGCAAGATCCGAGATTTATGAGACCAGAAGAACTTGGTAGACTAAAAGGTGACTCAACCAAAGCTAGAAAAGCTTTAGATTGGGAACCGGAGCATGACTTCAATTCCCTCGTCGAAGATATGGTATCACACGAATTGAAGAAGCTAGATGAAAACTAAACAAGACGACTCAATACTCTTCTTAGGCAAGCAATCAGACATGTATTGCGAGCAAGCCCTGAAATTATGCGAACTTAAATTTTCTCGAGTCACTTCCTGCATAGGAAACCCTTATGGGGAGCCTTTACCCGAAAAAGCTCTCGAGTGGGAAGGAGATTACATTATATCATATTTAGGTAGATGGATTCTCCCTGAAGAAGTTTTAAGCAAGGCTTCAAATGGCGCGATTAACTTTCATCCGGCTCCCCCAGAATACCCGGGAGTAGGTTGCGTTAATTTCGCTTTATATGATGAGGTTGGGGAGTATGGCGTAACTTGTCATCACATGGCACCTGAAGTCGATACCGGGGAAATAATTGAAGTCAAAAGGTTTGATGTCTTTGAATATGATAATGTTCAATCTATTATCGACAAAGCTTACTTCTTCCAAAAAATGTTATTCCAAAAAGTCATAAATTACATTCTTTATAATAAAAGACTACCTCCGGTTTCAACAAATGATAGTTGGACTAAAAAGCCTACCTCTAAAAAGAGCATGGAAGATCTTTATAAAGTCAACCCCAATGTATCGATATTGGAACTCGAAAGAATAATTAGAGCAACCAGCTTCCACGAATGGCAACCTCATATTAATCTCCATGGTTACCGATTTTCGCTTGACTCTTATCCTTAAATGATTAACTTAACTGTCCATGGGGAAAATCGAACACAAATGCTGCCAATGGCTTGTTGGCGCTTTTGTAAACCCTAGCCTTCTCGCTCCCTCGAAAAGCCCCAGAGTCAGAAAATTCTGGACTCAAGAAATAAAATTTGCTCAGGATATTCTGAGAGAGGAACCAGATATGAGCTTCTGGAGGTTTCTGTACCATCAAAGACAAAAGGATAAATATCTTAACTCCTTGCTATGGTTTAAAGGCGAAAAAGGCAAGAAATTCCTGAAAGAGAGAAAAAGCAGAGATTTCAGAACTTTTCTATTTGACTTCCCCCAGCCTAAGAGCTACCTTTTGACCGAGAACAAGATCGGAGACGACAAAGACTCTGACCCTGAAAGCGGAAAACGCCGGTCTGTTTTAAATTTTTTAAGGAAAAATCATGGGAAGAAAACCTAAAAACGCAATTCAAGAAGGCCTTAGTCCAGAGCAAATTCTCTCAGCCTACCTAAAGGACAAAGAGACAGAACACTACAATTTCGAATCCGATGTAGATTACAAGGTTTCTACTGGAAGCCTCTTGCTTGACATCGAAACCGGTGGAGGATTGGGACCGGGACTTCATCGTTTTTGTGGGGTTAACGAAGGAGGAAAAACTTCAGAGGCTTTGGAAGTTATGAAAAATTTCCTATCTTCTGTACCAAGTTCCAGAGGGGTACTGTTCAAAGCCGAGGGAAGACTTACTCCAGAAATGAAAACCAGAGCAGGACTTAAATTTTGCTCGAGCTCTGAAGATTGGCAAGATGGAACCTGTTTTGTTTTCGAGTCTAATATTTATGAAACCGTTTTCGATTTAATGAAAACACTTATCCAAAATAGTAAAGAAACTGGAACAAAATACTTGTTTATACTAGATTCCGTAGACGGATTACAAACAAAAGGAGATTCTGAAAAAGCTTTAGAGGAGGCCAACAAGGTTGCAAGCGGCGCAACAATTAGTTCCGTATTCATGAAAAAAGTGGCAACCGCTTTAAACAAGAGGGGCCATATGGCAATTTTCGTGAGCCAAGTCAGAGCAGACATACAGTTAGACCCTTACTCTAGAGCTCCCATGAGAACTACCTCCGCAACAGGAGGCAACGCTTTACTTCATTTTGCAAATTGGATTTTAGAGTTCGAGAGGCCTTATAAAAAAGATCTCATACTAGAACATGAAAAAGACGCGCCCGACGTTAGGGATAATAAAATTCTTGGGCATTGGGCCAAAGTTAATGTCAAAAAATCCCCTAACGAAAAAACTGGTTACATATTACGCTATCCGGTTAAAAGGGGCAGAGAGGGAGGTAAAAGCATTTGGATTGAAAAAGAGCTTGTCGATCTTCTCATACAGTGGGATTACTGTAAAAAGAGCGGCGCATGGATATCTGTAAACGAAACCCTCAGAGAAGAATTGGCTCAAAATGATCTGGAAATACCGGAAAAAATACACGGCATGATGAAGTTGTTTGATTTTTTGGAGCAAAACCCCAAAATCGTAGAATACCTTTTCTCCAAATTTAAAAACGTTCTTTCGGACTTGCAATGAGGCTTTTAAATATAAATGGAAAACTAATTAATAAAAACGTCTCCAAATTCAGGATAAAATGGAATGGTAAATCCGCATCTAAAATTCAATTTAGAACCAAACAATTCCTGAAAAGGTATTGGGAAAATCATATTGTTTATGAAGAATTTCCTGTTTATGGAACAAAACTTAGAGTAGATATAATTAATTTTACAAAAAAAATAGCAATAGAAGTCAATGGCGGACAACACTACAATTACAATAAATTTTTTCACGCTAACTCCAGAGTGAATTACCTAAATTCGATAAAAAGAGATTGGCAAAAAACAGAATGGCTCGAAATGAATAATTTTAAATTGATAGAATTGATTGAACCTGATATAGATAATTTGTCTTTAGATTTTATAGAGGACAAATTTGAGATATTAATAGTGTAAGTATTTATGTGGGTAAATTCAAAATACCTAGGTCTTTACTGCATCAGCTTAACGAATGCTCAAGTGGCGGATTCTTGCTATTTAACTTCGACGAAGATGGAACGCCTCAAGTTTATATGATTGCTGACTCTGACATGCATTCTCTGGCTTTGATATCTCACGCTGAAGGTTATGTTGATGCAGCTAAATCCAACCACGTTCAGATAGCTTCAGATTCATTAAAATCATCTCTCGAAGAAAATGAAGAAGAGTTTCCAGACGACGACTGGTTAGACGACCTAGACGAATAGAAATGCCTGAAATATATTCCCTGCCGATAGAGCGTCACGTTCTAAGCGGTTTAATAAAATACCCTAGTCTCTTCGCTGAATTAGATCACGTTATTACAGAAGGTGATTTTTTTGAAGAGAAGCATTATGTAATTTACAACATAATAAGAGACCTTCGAATAAAAAGCGATAAGGTCGATAAGACTATCATCGCCCACAAAATTAATAACGTCGGAATATCCTTTATTGGAGAAATAGATATCTTTAATTATATAGAAAATATTTCTTTCATTTCGGTGACGGAAGAAGCGGCTTTCAAGTCGGCTCAAGAATTAGTTAAGTTAAGAATAAGAAGAGAAATAATCCAGTCAGCTCAAAACCTCAAAGGCTTCGTAGAAAAAAACGGGGAAAAGGAAATAGATGAAATAATAGCCGAAGCAGATAGAATTTATAACCAAAACATATCATTATACGACCTAGAAGAAGCCCCACAAAATGTTTTCGAACATATGGAAGAAATAGTTGAGGACATAGGCAATAACCCCCAAAACGAAAACGGTCTCTTGACGCCTTACAATACTTTCAATAATATGTTTGGCGGTCTTAGGCCAGCGAATCTCTACGCGATAGCTTCAAGGCCGGGGCAAGGTAAGACTACTTTCCTAAATGACATGGCTTATAAAACAACAGAGCGAAATAAAATTCCTACCTTAATTCTAGATACGGAAATGAGCACATTGGAAATACAGCTTAGAATGGTCTCCAATATAACAGATGTTCCGCTTTGGTATATCGAAACCGGCAACTGGAGAAGGAATGAAGAGATGGTTGTTAAGGTCAGAGCAGCTTGGGGCAAAATAAAAAAACAAGAATACTATCATAAACATGTAGCAAACAAAAACATAGATCAAATATGCTCTCTTATTAGAAGATGGAATCTTTCTAAAGTAGGCAGGGGCAATCAATGTTTAATATGCTACGACTACGTCAAACTTACTGGTGAAAAAATGAACCAGAATTGGGCAGAGCACCAAGCTATAGGCCAAAAGATAGATAAGCTCAAAAGAATATCGGAAGAAATCAGCGCGCCAGTATTCACAGCGATG